CTTACCGGTAATCTCTTTCACCCTTAACAAGCCAGTCGATCCTGTGTCACCCCCATCATAAACACACCCAAATACTATGTACCTAAACTAGGCTATGGGCCTAGCGGATGTGTTTATGGTGGAGGTGGAGGGTTCCGCCCCCTCGTCCTGCTCTTGTGACATACGATGCTGTCAACAATTACACTTATATTTATAGCACCTTATTGCAGGGTTGTCAAGTAATAATATGCGTATTTTAAAAAAAAATGATAACTAATGCTCAAGAAAATGCCCAACAACTAACCAAAGGAGAGTTATGGCAAAAATGCGAACTTACACCTTCTATGATGGTGATAAAGTTGAAACTAAAGAATCAGTAAGTTATAAGAAAGCAGTAAAATCTTTTCAAAGTAACACAAAAAGCAAATCAGTTAGAGTAGAATGGGAAGCCAAAAAAGGTGGACTATATGAAATAATTCAACCACTGCCTATGGGTAGATCAAAGAAACTAGGAAGATAACATGAAAATACATAAGTCATACGAAGGACATGTTTCGCAACCTAAAAAAACAAGTCAAGCAGGAACCAAAGCACGTTGCAAATTTTCATCAATGAATAAATCTAAAAAACGCAGTCACAAGTTTTATAGAGGACAAGGAAAATAATGGCTGGAATTAAAGCACGTGGAATTATTACTAATCACATAAAAAGATATCACAACGAGAGAGAAATCAAACCTTGTAGATGGATAGCGGATGGCAAGGGTAAAGGTATAATGGTTGCTCAATATAAAGATACTAGTGATCTAGTAATTGACGAAAAAGGAAATCCTATTCCTTGGAGTAGAGCCTAAACACCGTTAGCATAAACTGTAGGAGAACCACTAGTCATTGCTCCTGCATCAGTACTATCTGTAACTCTTGCAACAGGTAATCCAACAACAAAAACATTTGGTGAGCCTTTGTTTACCACAGCAACATGAGGTGCACAAGGTGGTGACGGCGGAAATGGATGCGACACTGTAGGGTCTGTTTCTCTTGCAATCAATATACCGTTAGCATACACTGTTCCTTGTTTAGGAGTGTCTAGTATAGTAGTTGCGGCACAGATATGGCCTGTTGTGAGTGAATCATTTTTTCTGCATACTTTTGGCATGCAAGTATTTATTTTATTTTGTTTTGAGTTGTTCGCTTAGTCCGGCAGGTGCAGTAACTATGCCCGAAGTTTGTTGCTGATATACATCTGAAAACTGTTTGATAGTTTTTGTAATTGTGATCACTTTGTCTTTTGTAAAGTTGTATGCTTTTTCAGGATCACCTGTAAATAGGTACTGCTGTAGACCTAAACCTTGTTGTCCCATTACTAGTGTAAGAGGTGTTTTAATTTTGTAACTATCTGTTTTTTCTTCTTCTAGTTTACCTATTAGTTCTTCACCACTTGTAAGTTTAAGTGTTACTATATCGCCGTTTTTGTATGGTGCTTCAATTAACATTATAGTGAGTACCCTGTTCCGTTATAACCTGTATCATCAATGTACTTTGTAAACTGATCATAGCCGCCGATCTTTTTTCCACCTATAACAATTTGTGGTACAGTTCTAGCATTAGGAAACTGTTCCATTAGTTCTTCTCTAGTATAATCTGTGCCTAGTGATTTGTATGTGTATTTGAATCCTCGTGTCTCGCATAGGCTTTTTGCTTTTTCACAAAAAGGACACTGAGGTTTTCCGTATATTTCTATCATAGTTTAAAGTCCTTAAATGTTTCCTTAGAGATATCTTGTTTTACTCCGCCAACAATATAACTTTCAACTTCTGTTTCTTGTGGTGCTACTTGTAGTCCGGCGGAACTCAACCAGTGTTGCGTCCAAGGTAGTGGGTTAGTGTTAAGTGGGCGATCATATATTGTTTTTAGTCCAAGTGCTTTCAATCGCTTGTTAGCAATAAACTCAACGTATGCGTGTAGCAGATTTGAGTTCAATCCAATCATAGATCCGTCTTTAAACAAATAGTCTGCCCATGCTTTTTCTTCGTTAACACACTCTTTCCAAAGTTCGTATACTTCAGGCTCAAGTTCTTTTGCAATCTTTTTAAAGTCTGGATCGTCATCACCTTTTGCCCAATGCTTTAGGATGTGTGTTGAAAGATTCAAATGTGTTGCTTCGTCTCTAGCAATAAGTGAAATAATCTTTGCTGAACCTTCCATAAGTTTAAGTTCACCAAACGCAAACGTACAAGCAAACGATACATAAAAACGTAATCCTTCAAGAATGTTCACAGTCATCATTGCCTTGTACAATGCTTTTTTCACATCATAGATATCGCCTTTACCTTTATTAAAATAGTTGTTAGCAATATCATTAAACTCGTCGTAGTATTTTGTAACACTGACAGCACGTTCAATAATCTTTTCGTCATCAAGAATAGTGTCAAACACTTCACTAGGATTAGCATATACATTTTTTACAATGTGTGTATATGAACGACTGTGAATAGTTTCAAAAAAGTCCCAAGCAATAATACAACCTTCTAGTTCTGGATTAGAACAGTACGGCAAGAAACTCAAACAAGGACCGCGACCTTGTACACTGTCTAGCAGTGTTTGGTACTTTAGGTTACTCGTAAAGATGTGCTTTTGTTCATCACGTAGATCTTGATAGTCACCTCTATCTTTTTGAAGTGAAACTTCTTCAGGACGCCAAAAATAACCAAGCATGGTTTGATTTAATTTATCATACTCCGGATACTTGAATACATCATATCGTTGTGTATTTTGATCTGCTCCAAAAAACATGTGTTCTTTGGTAAAGTCAACCTTCTCTCGGTTAAAAACTGTCTTTGTCATTTTTGCTGTCTTACCCTTTTTCTTTCCTGTCATAAATTCCTATATAGCACAAGCATCGCAGTGTTCGTCATCTTCTGTGATCGCATCACCGTTAGTGTGCCCGTTTGTACCATTAACTATAACACCATTTGTGTTTGTGTCAACCATTGTATCTTCCAATCCTTCTGGTTGAATGTGATCTTCTTCAGCACCTTTAAAGTCATAGGTGTTTTGATAGTAACTTGTCTTCCAACCCATCTTGTAGGTTGTTAGCATGTCCTTCATCATAACACTCATTGGTACTTCGTTGTTTTCATACTGTAACGGATTGTATGACCAGTTGCCACTAATGGCTTGGTCAAAGAACTTCTGCATTACAGCAACGATATTTATGTAACCTTCGTTGCCTTGCATATCCCATAACAGTGTATAAAAATTCTTTAATTGATTATACTGTGGAACAATCTGCTTAAGAGGCCCTTTCTTTGACTTCTTAACGGACAAGTATCCTCTAGGTGGTTCGATTCCGTTTGTTGCATTAGACACAACGGAACTGCTCTCCGAAGGCATCTGTGCGGACAATGTGCTGTGGCGTAACCCGTGTTCTTTGATGCTAGATCTAAGAGCCTTCCAATCATGGTTTAATTTCTTTCCGACAATGTCATCAACTTCTTGCTTGTATGTATCAATAGGCATGATACCATCACTATACTTTGTTCTATTAAAGTACTCACAAGCACCTCTTTCTTCAGCAAGTTTATTACTTGCTTTTAGTAGATAGTATTGGAAACTTTCAGTTAAGTCATGAACCAGTTTCCATGCTTCTTTATCGGCATACTTGACTTTGTGTTTTGCTAGGTAGTGTGCTAGGCCGATATAGCCAATACCTAATGAGCGTCGAGCCTTTGTGCTGATCTCAGCGGCTTTTACAGGATATCCTTGATAGTCAATAATTTCCTCTAATGCTCGAACGGACAAATCACACAGTTCTTCAAGTTCTGAATTTTCTTTGTTTAGTGTCAGTGCGCCTACATTAATTGCTGAAAGGATACACAGAGCAATTTCACCTTCAGCATCATCAATGTGTTGAATAGGTTTAGTTGGTAGTGTAATTTCCTGACATAGGTTACTCATATAAATTGGATCTTTAAATGAACTGTGACTGTTACAGTGATCCACATTCATAATATAGATTCTACCTGTTTCAGCACGTTCTTTTAGTACTGATGAAAACAGTTCGTGTGCATCAATTTTCTTTTTGCGAATTGACGTTTTGCGTTCATACATTTCATACAGTTCTTTAAACTTGTCGTTGTCGCCTGAATAAAATGCATCATACAATCCTGGTACATCGTGTGGCGAGAAAAGAGTTATGTCTCCACCACTCAACAGTCTTTCGTACATCAACTTGTTAAGTTGAATTGAATAGTCTAGTTTACGTACACGATTGTCGTCTGTGCCTTTGTTGTTTTTAAGAACTAGAATGTCTTCAATTTCATAGTGCCATAATGGGAAGTGTGTAGTTGCACTACCACCACGTACACCGTTTTGTGTACAACTTCTTACTGTTGCTTCATAAACTTTTAGGAACGGGACAACACCTG